AAACCAGGTAGCTATTCCATTGAAAACATTCTTGATTGTACTCACAATGGCGCTCCATATCGAGCTGGCGGCTACCTTAATGCCTTCCCAGGTCTTCTTCAGCCAGGCGGAGATCTGGTCCCAGTTCTTCCATAAAAGGATTCCGATAGCGATTAAAGCCGCTATTGCTGCAACTGCGATGATTATAGGCAAGTTTATTGCTGCCATTACCGCTGCCATGACTCCGCCAGCTGCTGAGATGGCTGCCATTATTGGTGCTACAAAAGCAGTTATTGCTGCCCATATTCCCATAGCTGTATTAACCAATCCCCATGCTATTGCTACTGCTCCGATGATGATTGCCAAAGTCTCTACTGTTCCTTTATTCTTACCTATCCAATCCCCAAACTTCTTCAGCCCGGCATTGATACCATCCAAGACCTTCAGGATGATTCCACCAGTCCATTTTGCTATAGGTAGGAAGTGTTATTGAAGATTTTCAGGACATTTGCTAACAAGTCGATGAATCTAGGAACCACTTGGGTTATTGTCCACTTGCCTAGTGGAATCAGGATATTATCCATGAACCATCTAAGTCCTGCAAATAGATTCTGCTTCAATGGCTCGAATGCTTCCCCAAGCCTTCCCAAAGCAGCACGTGCCGGCTCAAGGAGAGGATCGATCTTTGCGAGAAATGCTTTCAGGGAAGCCTCGAAGATTGATGTATCCGCTGCAGGTGCCACTAATGGAGCGATACCGCCAGCACCTCCACCTCCGCCGCCTCCTGCATCTGCATTGGGTTGGGAGAGTGTGTTGAGCTCATCGAATCCTGCTAGTGACAACTGGATGTCCTTCGCCGCCTTCTTACTTGCCGCACCTACACCTGCGATAGCGGCCTTGTTTTTATTCAAAGCCTGAGCTGATGCCAGGGAAGCCTTGTAGGAAGAACCACCAAGAATACTGAAGAAGGATGCGACATAGCTTGTCACCGTGGCCAGTCCCCTCATCATCGCATTCAGAGCCGGGAGAATCGCATTGTAGATTGGAATGAAGGCTACCTGGAGGTTAGTACGGATTGCCGCAAGCGAATTTGTAAACTGCTGATTTGTCGTCAGAGCCGCATTCATGTGACTCATGAAGCCTCGGATCACCTTGTAAAGGGTGGCCATGATGAGGACTCTCTTCAGGGCACTGTTTATCATCCCGGACATCTTGTTAAACTTGCTACCGACGACTTCAGCGGTCTTTCCCATTGGTGTTATGGATTGAGTCGCCTTGCCTGCAGACTCCTTGATCTTCTTCGTGGCCACTTCTACGGATGCACCTAGCTTGGATGCCGTCTGACCGGTCCCGTTCATCTTCCCGTCAAGGTCGGCCAGTTTATAGCCCATCTTATCGGATGCCTGGACCAGCTTACTGATGGAGATTTCCGTATTGAGAATCTGAGTCCCGAGCTTGTTCTTGATGTTCGGATTCAGAGCCCTCTCATAAGATTCCTTTAACCCCGCAAGCTTCGCCTGCTGAAGTTCGATTTTCCTATTCACCAGGTCGAGTGACTGCGACACCTGCTCAATCTCACCCTGTATCGCGGCATAGTCGATGCCGGTATTAATCTTGGGTGTTGCCATAGGCGGTCCCCTGGTCGTTGGCGTGATGATTGATGGCGTCTTAACCGCTCCCGCGCTCGATGGGATTCCGAAGTCTTTCGGAACCTTGATCTTCTTCGTCAGTGCCTGCAGGCTCGCGATAAATCCCTCCATCTGCTTCTTCATGTTGTCGAGGCCCTGGGAAATTGAGTTGTTGATGTTCTTCATCGCCATATCGATTGTCTTCTCAATTCCGGAGAGCATCCCTTTGCTTGCGGTTTCAAGTGACTTCTTCAAGCTATCGGACAGCCTTGAGGCCATCTCGCTGATCTGCTTGTTTAAATCACCGGTCAGGTCCACTTCCAGATTAATCTTACCTACTGATGTTCCATCTGCCATTATATTCACCTCTCTTTCTTCTCAATTTTGGACAAATAAAAAACACCTGATAAGTTCAGATGTTTTTTGAATTCTATTTAAGTTTCCATTCATTGCCGCATTTGAGGCACTTCATGACCCCTTTGTGCTTGTTGCTCGAAACTGCACCTACTACAGCGCCAAGACCACCTGTGAGTGCTCCGCCAACAACAGCTCTTCCAACGCTCAGCTGTTTGCGTCTTTCAACATATTGGACGCTTTGCGACTTGCACTTTGCGCAATATGGAATGCCCTGAGCATCCATGGTCGCGATCCTTTCTTTCTCAGCCAGTATCTTATCGACCTCTTTTTGGTGCATCTCTTTAGCCTGTTCCTTGAGCTTGTCCATGAAACCCATTAATCTACCCCCAATTCATATATTGAGAATATTATAGTCCTATCCAAAGGCACTTGCAATCATCTTCTCGATCGTTTGCATCTGCTTCTCGATATCTTCCTCGGTCATCTGTTCCGCCTGCCTGGTACGCCATCTGTTGCGCTCTGCGCGTTGGTCCTTAGTGAACTGCTTGAGAATCTCCCTGTCTTCCTCGGCCCTTACCTGTACCATCTTCCCAAGGGAGGTTTCAGGAGAGATTCCATGGAGTAAGCTACTAAACTCACTCCATGTCATATCTGTCTCCCGGGTAAGTCGGAGTCCGTACTGCTGTGCAAAAGATGACTCTATCAGTTCCCAGTCCTCGAAGAGATCATACCAGGTTACTACTTTTTTCTTGTCTTCTTGACCTCATCCTCAGCGAGCTTCTCCATCTCCTCGAGGTCCATGTCTGAGATGGCTGCCATAATCGCATTGACTATGGTCGTCAGCTCGGTAATGGAGAGGTCCAGAGTATTGATGTACTCCAGTGCTTCCTTACCGATGCCGGCCTCGATGATCATGTCGATTTTCTCGACATCGTCAACATCCTTATCCTGGGAGATTCCCTTGATGAGGATTACCGAGTTCTTGCTGTTTCTCACCTCGAAGATCTTATCCTCCGCGAGCTTGACCTGGGGTTTCTCGTTCTTCAGCCTGCTGATAACGTCATATACTCTTGCCATTAGTTCCTACCTCCTATACCGCTGGGGTGAATACTGGTTTGCCGTCGCCTAACAGTTCGAACTCGAGACCATCCACGTTCGTTGAATCGCCACCACCAGGTGTCGTGACGTTGACCACGCAATTAAATGCGAGCTTCGCGCCTGATGGGAAGACCCATTCTGCCTTTGAGGAGCATTCAAGACCGTCTTTCCATGCCGTTTCGGCGATGTAGTCGTTACCCGCATCTCCAACATTTCTCTTTCCAGAGAAGGAGATAGCGAACTTTTTACCGGTCATAAGCGCTCTTGCCCATCCCTCGGTGTTCATGGGTGTCCATTCCTCGACGTTGCCGTCAATCGATGGAGAGAAGGTCTCGAGGTCCGCGATTTCCACGAAATCCGCAGGGGCCACACTGGCTAGGCCAGCTTTGCCGATTTTGAATACATTCTTGTAAACTGGATATACTCCTGACATATTTCTTTACCTACCTTTCGAATATTATTTCTAAGTCGATGACAAATTCAAATACCCCGGACTCATCGGCCCCAAGAGGCACGGGTCCGGGGTCTCTCATATCTGTCTTGATGATTCTTTTCCCGTCCAGCGTTCCCTCAGCATCATGGAGGAATTCATACGCCTCCTGAGCCTTCAGTTCGGTGTCCAGGATGTTCTTATTCCAGTGAATCAGGACCCTTACGCCATACCCCCTGTACGAGCTCTGTTGGCCTATAGCACGAGGGTTGGTGAACGAGGAACCTGGATAGACTACCAGCTGCTTCTCACCTGTCACGAGCCTCCCGGCGGACCAGGTATCTGCAGTGATGTTTGTCTTGAGCCAGTCATAGATTTTATCTAGTGTCACTTAATCACCCCTCCTGAATTAGCTTTCCAGAACGTCAAAAAGGTATCGGCGAGCCAGTCCTTCTTCGCGCCATAAATCCAATCATCCAGCCAGCGCCCTCTCGCATTACTGTGCCGGTCCGTCCTGAAGTTGTATTCCGGGTGGAAGTACAGCCTCCTGGCATATATGGCACCGTAGGAGAGAAAAGCCTTGTTCTCCTGGTAGGTGATGAAGCCTGAACCCATAAGGTCTCCGTGCTCCCTTGGGATTACCTGGGCCAGTTCGACTTCAGTCTTGAACGCTTCCATGGTCAAAGGGAAAGCCTTTCTGGCGCCATCCTGGAGCTGTCTGATGGCATCCGGATTGAGCTTCACATCAACTTTGAAGTTCATTTGAGCATCACTTCCGTACTATAGACGGATCCATCTGGATTAAGGACCTTCAGCGTTCCATGGATCGATTGATGCGCACCGTTGAATGTGACATAGCCCTTGAAGGCGGGCTCTCCGGGGTTAATGTCGCCTTTGATTATAAGCTTCCCCGTGAGCTGCACCAGCTGCTTGTCCGCTGTCATGATTGACTTGCCCTTTGGGTCATAGATAGCCTTTCCTGAGTAAAGCTCGGTTTCCACTGGCCCAAATGTGCCATCAGTCTCCTTGATGATCTTGACTGTTGAGTTCTCGAGGAAGCTTGGCCATGGTAGTTTACCTCTCATGGTTACAACCTCCTCGATGTCAGCCCGGTCGAATCCAGATAACTCAGAGCCTTGTTGCTGATGAGTGCACCTCCAACGCTCTTGGCTGCGTCCTTGAAGCTCATCGATATGGATCCGGCTGAGAATCCTGACATGGGACTGTCTATGAAATCTCCGTATATGGCCACGAAGCCCGCCTGAGTGCAGACAGACCTTTTAATCAGGTCCTTTTGGTATTCGGATAGAGAATCAAACCCATAGCCCTCAATACGCCCATAACAGGCCTTGTTGATGGCAATGGATGCTTCTTCCAGGTTGGGAGAAATCACTTCCTCGGACTCTTTCCCACCATAGGTGACGTAATCCTCATAGGTTGCGTAGCTCATAATCCTTCATCTCCTTTCACGCGGAAAGGGAAGGACTATTTGCCCTTCCCATCCTTGGTGGTTTCTTTGCCTTCTTCATGATCCTTAACCTCTTCAAGTTCTGCCAGCTTCTTCTTGAGTTCGGCATTCTCTTTTTCAAGGTTGATCATCTCCTTGGATTTCTTTTCAGGTTTTGCCAGGCTTTTCACCTTGCCATCTTCACCCTTTTCAAAGAGAGAGTACCCGGCATCCAGGTACTTCTCTTTGTCATCGGCTTCGATCTTGAACTCTCTATTGCCTTTGACTGCTAAGAACATAGTGTTCCTCCTTCAGCTTACGCTACTGTATTGATTTCGACGCCCTTGACCTTCTGTTTGATGACGAAAAGGTCCTGGTAGTTACGGTTCTGGTAGAGGTTTCCGAATGCGGACTCTGGAGTCTCGCCTTTCTTCCACAGGTAGATGTCAGCGAACTTGACCGGTGCCATGATCGCCGTCTCTGGGTGAACCAGGATCATGTTCATCTGCTTGGCGCCAACACCTGGGACGAATCCTTCAGTGAAGTCGTAAGTAGTCTTGAACCTGTCCTTTGGTACCTTCACGATCTCGACATCATCCAGGCTTCTTACGTTCCTGTTGACGGCCGCTGCCTGTCCGGTTGCCTCGAGGGTCCTCTGAATCTTCTCAGCGTTCTTCAGGAGCGTGTATACGGTAGGGATGACATAGAGCACCCTTCCAGACTCAGGAACGCCAGCGTCATCCATGTTCTCCATCATCTTGTCGAACTGGGTAAGGACGTTAGCAGCGGTCAGCGCGGTAGTGTCTACCACTCCACCATGCGCGACAAAGTCGGCATAGAGCTTGGAGTACCTGTACGCATCGGTTTCCGGAATCGCCTGCTCATCGTTGAAGACAGCGGTGATGTTGGCTGCGGAGAGCGCCATGTTGGTTTCATCGATGTCCGCCTCATCAACAAAGAACTCGATGTCTCTGTCGTGGGTGAGGGCCATCGGTGTGTAGATGTTGGAGACGACTCCCCTGTTCTTGGATCCATCTCTCGCATGGTCCTTGTATCCGGTCAGGGACACGGTAGGAACATTGATGGTCTTCGCATTGATGAACTTGTACTTCCTGTTTCTCTCAAGGGCGGAGGAAGTGAGTCCCCTGGCATACTGCTGTTCGAGGTTCGCGAGGAATAAGGATGCATAATTAATCGCCATGTTTTGTTACCTTCTTTCTTTTATTATTTTGTGGTGTTACCGAATGCAGCGGCTATGGCTGCATCCACGGCTGGATTCCCGACTTCAGCTGGTGGAGTGCCCACCTTGAAGCCTGGCGGTGTTCCCCCTTCAGCGCCCTCGGGCACGAAGAGGAACGATTTGCTGGTTTTGAGTGTGTTGACCTGATCGTCTAGCCCGATGATTGTTCCGTCATCGTTGACCACGAGCTTGTCCTTGTTGAAAAGGCTGGCTACCAGGTCTGCATCATGGACCTTTCCATTAAGAGCCATCTTGATAGCGCTGTTTACCTGGATGTCCTTGAGCTTGGTGGCCGCTTCCTGGGCCTGCTTGGTGTTTGCCTCTTGCAGTGCAGCTATCTGTGACTTGAGTCCTTCTGCATCTCCTGAGGCTGTTTTCAGCCCTTCCAGCTGGGTGTCTCTTTCCTTGATGTTGTCGGTGAGTGTCTTTGCTTGGTTTTCAAGGTCTGTGACCTTCGCCTTGTGCGCTTCGATATCCTGGCCATGGATCTTCATCACGCTGTCGATGATCTCATCTGCGATTCCCAGGGCTTTAAGTTCTTCTCTTTTCATGGTGGTCTCCTCTCTCCCCTACGCTTTTGTACGAGGTTGCATCTCCGGGGTACCGGTTATACGTCCGGCATCGTAATGGTGCCCTTATCTCAGGGCAATAAAAATCCACCCTGTTACAGGTGGATGAGCGATTAGCATGAGTTGCGAATACGGGTCCTTGTCTTAAATGCATACCCTGCCAGCTGGTGGCCGATGCACTTGATCACCTCGGGTTTCCCTCGAGGGAAGGTTTTGCGTTTCGGGTTGCATGTGGTGAGCAGCTTGAGGAACTTCTTTACTTGCTCGTAAAGAGCTTTCATAAATTCCCGGATGAGGTTTAGGGCTTCTTGGAATGCCTGGATCAATCTATCCATGTCTTGGCCTCCTTATATTTCTTGTAACTGTATAGAATCGGTAGTACGATGATATGGAAAGGGGGTGAAAAAATAAATATTAATATTAAAAAGTATGCTGCTAACACTTGTCCAGAATGCGGACAAACGAATTGGACCACAGATAAAGATAGCGCATATGGTCTAGTTAAAGTTGATACGAAAGTATCTCCAATCGTGATTCATCCTGAAACAGTTTCGATTGTTAATCCTGTTATGTGTAATAACTGCGGATACACGAAACTGTATCTAGATGATTACCTTTTCCACGGAAACCAACCACGCTAACCCTCCCTCTCAGGCTTTCGCCTAAGTTGGGTATTTTCCTTCAAGTGCTCCCTGAGCTGTCGTTGCAGTTCAAGGAGCTTTCTTTTTTCTGTGGTAAGGTTCTCTTCATCCAGCGTGCCGGCTACCACTCGCTTCTGTTCCCGGATCATCCTCTCTAGGAGTCTTTGCCTCTGCCCTGCCATGTACCACTTCTCGGACCGTTCCTCATCTGGTACGGTCGGCATCGATGTGATCCCAGGGAAGTAGGTTGACAGGAGGTCCTCACAGTTCGGGTGGAACAGACCGGCTTCCATTGCCTGGGTAAGAAGTGGATACTCTCCATCTTCCTTCTTGCCCCCTGAATAGACATCATCAATCAGGATCGCGCCTTGCCACGGCCTGCACATCTCGCAAGCTGTAGCATGTGGAGGCACAATCACAGTCGTTACGCCCATCTCCTGGCGCTTCTTGCCCTCTCCCATGAGGTAGGCTCTGTGATTGGCTGTCCTTAGTGCCATCTCGGCATAGGTGGAGATATTGACCTCTCGGCCATTGGCGTATGTGATTGAGTTGATACCCTGCCTCAAGAAATCCTTTGTGGCCATGTCCACGGCCTTGTTCATGTCGACGATGCCGTTATTGTAGAATACCTGCGTCCGGAAGATGGTTTCCCTGTAAACATCATCCATCTTCCTCAGGATGGATGCATTGGCCCTCTCCATGTCCTTCTTGGTGGATTCCAGAAGGGCATTGAACTTCTTGTCGTTGGTCCGGAAGAAGTTCTCTTCAAGAGGTGTAGGAGCTTCTTCCCATATCCGGGCAGCGCCTTCCACCTTCTCCAATGTCTCCTTCAGTTCCTCACCCTTCAGGCCGTCCATGATAGGCTCCATGCCTTGGGGAAGGATGGCTGAGAACTTATCCCTAAGCTTGATTACGGCCCGCTGTACGCGCCCCTGGGCGCGTCTGTAGGTATCCATGAGCCTCTCCTTTACCGTCTTCTCGATGGCTGGGGAGAACTGATCTATGATGTTCTTATTCTCTCTGCGGTACCTCTCCATGTCCCGGAGCCTGGCTGATTGCCACATCTCGAACTTGAAGCCTTCTTTGACCTCTTCATTCTCATGGCGGGCCATGTTACGGGATAGTGAGGATAACAGATAGAGTTCCATTTCCTCGTAGATTTCCCGGAGGTTATACTTCTTCATCCTCATCATCCTCTGCTGCTTCATCATCTAATCCAGGTACCTTGATTTCAGGCTCTTCCATCCTGGTGCTTCCGTCTTTCCGGATCCGCTCGACTTCCAGAGCCTTCTCTTCATCGGTCATCGTATCGCCATACATCTCATCGATGGCCTTCTCCAGGGACATGACGCCAAGGTTCTTCGCTTTACCCACGGTCTCTACAACCGTTGTAAAGTCAGGTGAGGCATACTCTCCGAAGGATACGGACACCACATATTCTCCTAGTGCCTTTTCTTTCATCGTGTCCTCTACCTTCAGCACCGTCTCAGCGAGCAGTGGAATGACCTCATTCAAGGCATCCACTATCTTGCCTCTGGTGTAGAGGGTGGTCTTCTCCTTCTCTCTCTGCGCCTCAGCATTGTCGGTCTTCTTGAGATCGATACCCAGCGTGGAAGGTGAGAGGATACCCTGCAGGCATTGATCCAGGAAGGATGCATAAGACTGCTGATAGGCCTCAAAGTAAATCTCAGGCTGCTGTTGATCTATCTTGTCTATGGCGTTCTCCTTCATCGAGGATCCAGTCGCGATGAACTGGTTGTCGAAAGGATTACCTCTCAGAACCATCCCCTTGTCATTCTTGGGAAGCAGGTCCTCCGGGATGTAGGTTTTGACTCTTCCTGACCGGATGGCATCCAGCCACTGGGAAAGGACCTCATCCAGTGCATCGAATACGTCCGTCTTGCGGTCGTAGATACTCTGGCCCCTGCCCCTGAACTTATCACTGTCAAAGTACTTCAGCTGCACGGCCATGATGAACTTACCCTCAAAGATTACATCCTCAACCTTCAATTCAGGCACCTCTTCGAAGCTCACAGGCCTGTTGTTGTGGTCATAGAGGAAGTACTTGATGTAGCCCTTCCCGTAGGCTTCTACCCTCTTGTACGTCTTTTTATCTACGGTGTGATACTCAGGGAAAAGCACCTCGAAGAGCCTGCCCCTCTGGTACATGTATTCAACCTCAGAACCGCTCACGAACTCGATGATGGGATACTGGCTGATGTCGGTATCGATGGTCACCTTGAAGGCTCCATCACCCTCTATGAGCGTCTTCTTGATGGCGCTCTCGATGAGCTTGTCGAACTTGTTGTCCTTTGTGATCTCATCCCATCTGTCCTGATCTGGGTTGATGACCGGCCCCTTCACTCCGTCAGTGATTGCGCCTTCTTCAGGTGGATTGACCTCGATGCTGTCCAGGTCGGATGCCACGATTCCGGATAGCTTATCCGCTATCTCACCAGGTAAACCACTGTGCAGCTTCCTGATCCGGTTGTCTGCACTTGGAACCGCACTCCAGAACCTTGCCTGGGTGACCGCATCCTGGGCGATGCTCTTGAAGAACTGATCCAGTTCCGAAGGGTCTCCCCGGTACCAGAGCCTATTCTTGAGGACCGTTCCCTTGTGGTCCAGCACCTCATTGATTTGTATGCTGCTTGGCTGAGCAGGATTTATACCTAGCCAGCCTAAAACGATTGATTTAATTAGCCCCACTATTTACACCTCCTACTCCGATAATGTTCTTGAATGGTATGAATCCATACTGTGATGCATTGATGGTGTGGTCATTCCTGTCCTCAGGCTCGTACTTGTCTTCTTTCCAGCTGTAGGACTCTAACTCTCCGATGTGCTTCACACAGTGATCCAGGACCGTATAGCATGATCTGTTGTTGCTCCATATCCACCCTAGCTGCAGGTGGATCCTATCAATGATGGTGACCTTCTTATAGGCATTGATGAAGTTGTACAGGCACGGGTTATTCCGCTTGTGCTTGTTCAGCTCGGTGATGGTCGCCTGGTCAGCTGAGTCAATGAAGACATCTCGAGCGAATCCCCAGCGCTTGCGGTTCCTTTCCAGGAAGGCCAGGAGGTTCACCACGGTATCTGATGGAGCCAGCGGGTTCTCCAGGTCCTTGTTGTTCCTTACTTCCTCATCTAGGATGATGAGCTCACCTTGTGTGGTGATGCCCTGGAAGATGAATGAGATGGTATCCGGGCTATCTGATGAGTAAGCCGTATCCACCCCACAGGAGAACTGCTTGAACTTAATCGGATCCTGCTTGTCCTGCATGCGCTTCAGGAGCCATTCCAGGCTCTTGACGTTCCTCTTTCGTGAGAAGTTGCTGAAGACCAGCCCTGTAGCCCTTCCTCGTAGCCCCTGTATTTTGTTCTTGTAGAGCTTGGTACCCACAGGGACATTGAGGATGATCTGCTCTCGCTTTTCATCCGAGAGAGCTGCATTATCTGCAAAAGAAAAGAACCAGTAAGTCCAATTGGGCTTAGGTTCTTCATTCAGCATATCTAATAATTCATTGGGTACGGTATCTCTCCACTTTGTAACAGGCCTACTGCAGTTGATGTACTCCTTGTAGACCGGGAGGTTAGGATCATCCGGATTGAGCGTGGCCATCATGTAGTCACAGCGCATGGAGGACTCTCTTACAAAATCCATATCAGCTGTGTTGATCTCATCGATGTACAGACAGCCATACTGGCCGCCTAGGGCTTTCTGCCACCTCTTCTTGTTGTCGTAGCCCATGGTGTAGATGATCTTATCCCCTTTGGCCGTGTGGTAAATGATGTGAGGTAAGGGCTCATCCTTATTCCCTGAGCTGTTGAACTGCACCAGGGGGCCGAATATATCCAGTATGCCGAAATCCTTGGAGATGATGTTCTTTGTCACGGTTCCAAGGTCAAGGCCAGATAAGACATGCTGCTTCTTTGGCGATGCCGCAACCTTGAGCATCCACTTTACGGCACCAATGGTGGTTTTTCCCGCGAATGTCGTGCCTTCAAGAAACTCGACCGGCGCATCATATGACATGAAGTCCAGGTACTTTTCAGAGAGTGGGACCAGTTCGCTATTCATCTTTCCCCACCTGGTTCAGGATTGAGTTAAGTTTTTCAAGGCCAGCGTCTACGGATCCGGATACTTCAAGTTTATCCTTGAATATGCCTAAGTGCTTGCCTAAAAGTTCAAGGGCTCTGACCTTGTCATAGCTCGATACCTCAATCCCGTACTTTCCGTATTTTATGCCGGAAAGAGCTTTCTTCTTGTATTCATCAAGGGTTGCAGTTGGTTTAAGTTTGACATCATAATACTCAAGTAGTTTCCCTGAGTCATCAGTGCTCTGATTTACAACGAGTTCCGCGAAATCAGAACCATTGCAGAAAGCAATTGCCGCGAGTTCTTTTAGGATGTTCTCCTGGTTGATTTCGAGCTTGCTCTGGAGCTTTTCACGCCTCTTGTTGATGTAGTTTTCAACCTTGACATTTCTCAACATCCGACTTCCAGCTTGAGCAGCCGTTGAATCCTTGGTAACTCTAGGATAAGCAGCCTTATAAGCCCTGGTGGCATTGAGGTCTATCAAGTATTCATCTGCAAATCTGCTTTGAGCATCTGTCATTTTAGTCACTGTTGCCACCTCTTTTCATTGCATAATAAAAGACACCCACAAAGTGAGTGTCCATCTTGATTTAATTAACTACGGTTATTTGGGGACTCTCCAAACCATCGATAAATCCTATTGCATTAACCAATCCAAAATAGTTTTTAACTAAGTTTTCATTAAGAAAGTTTTTCTCATCTTCCTCGTTTCGTAGAACACGTTCATAGTTAGCCATATTTCGAAGTATTTCAGCCGTAATTTTTGTATGTTTCTCAATAATAGATTTTACCAGTTCGGCGTTCCATGTAGTTTCTTCGATATAGAGTTGTAATAAATCAACTTCGAGTTCAGCGGCTTCTGCTAATCCTTGATTTATCTTCTTATGAATCCGTGTTTTAATTCCGTCCAAAGCATCTTCGAACAATGATTCTTTAATTTCCTGTCTTCTTTCTTTGTTCATAATAATTCCCCCAATGCATTTTCTTAAAGTATATCAGATATATTTATAAAATACACTACCTTCTCTGTTTTATTACGCCATGGTCTCTCTCGTAGCTGCTATGACGCATGCACTCGCCTATATCCTTGTAAGGGTATTCGAGTTTCATGCCACAATGCATACAGCTAAGATACTTGCCTTCCCTGATCGTGTACTCAATCTCGCCAGTAATTCCCGCGGTCATTTTGCCGCACCTGGTACAGATATATTTATTATCACAATCTCTGTTTATGACACCCACCCCCCTAGTCCCCCCTCCCATTTTTTCGCATTGAAAAACCCCAGCGGTTAAGCCGGGGTTTCTTGGAACTCAATACCATTGGGAGAATACAGATTTCCTTAATAGCATAATAGCACGGATTTAAGGTGAAAAAGGTGAATTATTGTTCTTTTAGATAGTTATTGAATATTTTGATGCAAGTTGTTCGATGGAAGTTCAATAATTCCCCTATTTCCTCAAAATTCTTCCCCCTCATGACATGTAACTCGAATATGTTTCTGGTCCTACAGTCTGCTATGGTGTCGATGAATTCCTCTATCTCAGCCTTCATTGACATGCAGTAGTTCAGCTTCCTCACATACCGATTCTCTTCCTGCCGGATCTTCTCGTTTACCTTAGCTGCATCAATCCCCTCGACATGCATGACATGTTTTGTCCAGGGGAAGCCGGATGAGCTTCCCGTCACGACATCGTGGAGTTTATTGCAGTCCGGATTCCTGAGTTCTTTCAAGCGTTCCTGGATGATCCGCATCTCCTTGGCGAGGTCTGTATACTGTAAGACCTTCTGTTTGATTCCCTCGTTCATTCAGTCACCTCCAAGCTGTAAATAGATACCTCGCAGCGTTGGCATTTCTCGTATGGGTCTCCATCAGAGCCTTCGTAACCTTGACAATAAACCTTTCCATCAAGTTCTTCAGTTCCAGGACGGCTTGCCACCTCATTCAATAGGGCTTTCTTTATGACTGAACAGTTTTCAATCGTACGCTTCATCCCTTCACCTGCTTGAACCTTTCCTCATATTCCTTTCTGACTTCGCCATTAATCCGGTGGTCCCCCAGGAAATCAGCGAGGATAGATGCCATCTGTCCCCACCAGTCGCTGTCCTCGATTCTTATCCTTGGCTCTATGTTACTGTTCTCCATGTTCTCCCTCCTTCTTCACTTCAACCGTGTATCCCTGCTTGATGGCTTTGCGTTTATACTGTGCAGCTTCCTGGGCTGTGGAGCATTCCAGTTTGATGTTGTTTCCGGGCTTCTTATGTCTCAGGTAGAGGATGTACTTACTCATCCCTCCATCTCCTCTCTGAAGTGTTTATGATACAGTGAAAATACCAGAAAAGAGCAAAGCCAATCCCAAGAAAAATCATGAGGATTTCCCTAAAATAATCAGGACAGGTTGAAACACCTGTCCCATCAGATTATCCTTTGTCTTAGAT